TCCAGATACTATCTGATACTGACCAGTTAGTAGGCAAAGCTTTGCAGATTAAGGTTGTCATCAGACAACCGAAGGCCGGAGAGTCTGTTACGGAGCCAAGCAACGAGATAAAAGGGTATAAGGCTCTAGAGGCAACTCAAGAAGCACCTGCAACTCAACCTCCGCCGAAAGAGACTGCGCCTAAGATGCCTACGCGTCCAGCGCAGGCATCCGCTCCGGCAACAGCGCCAACGGCGAAACCGGCTACTGCTGCACCAGTATCAACGAAAGGAAAAAGGCCGTGGGAACGATAGATATTCAGGAAGAACAGTTGGTTGAATCCGAGGCGAGGGAGTTTGTTCTTAACGCTCTTATCGAGGCTAAAGCTGCTGAAGCTAAAGCGCGCGCGTACAGGATAGAGATGGAAGAAAAACTCGTCTCTCTATTGGATAAGGAAGTCAAGGAACTTGGCACTACTACTGTCAAGATCGGCATATTATCAGTGAAGGTCAAAAAGGACCTGCTGATAACGGCTAATGTTGAAGAGATGCGCAGGCATCAGTTTGACTTCGAGCTTCCGTTAAAGCTGCGGCCTGCTGCTTATGAGTTCAATGCTTCGATGTATAAAAAACTCGGAGAACGCGAGGTGCGAGAATTGTCGCAATTCGTTCAAACCAAACCAGCAAAAACGAGTGTTGAAATAGCTGTTGGTTAGTCGTAATTCAAAACAGGTGCGGGGCTACAATGCCCCGCATTTTTCTTCTGGAGTCATCATGGACTTGAAAAAGTTTTTGCCTGAACGCTTACAGATAGTTGATGCTATCTACAATTGGTACGAGAAAAAGAATAAGAAAGAGGAAGAGCGCAGTTATTTAGGCGCGTCGCAATTAGGCATGGAATGTGAACGCGCTCTTTGGTTCACCTTTAGAAAGGTGCAGGATTTTGATACTGTTCCGTTTAAGGGCCGGATGTTGCGGCTATTTAATACTGGCAACAGAGAAGAGACTAGATTCGTGGAAGAGTTGAAGGGTATCGGTTGTCAAGTCCACGAGATAGACGAAAACACCGGCAAACAATATGCCGTATATGCGTTGGGCGGTCATTTGGGCGGTCATTTAGACGGTATAGCGTTGGGTATTCCGGATGCGCCAAAGTCGTGGCACGTTCTTGAGTTCAAAACCCATAACGAAAAAAGTTTCAACGCATTGATAAAAGAGGGGGTTAAGGCTGCGAAACCTCAACATTATGCGCAGATGCAAATATACATGGGCCTGACTAAGATAGACAGGGCGCTTTACTTGGCCGTTAATAAAAACAATGACGAACTTCACGCGGAGCGCGTAAAGTATTGTGCTGATGATTTCAAGTCTCTCTTGGCTCTCGCTGAAAGAGTTGTCCGGCAATCAGACTTGCCTGCGCGATGTGCAACGCGGTCGGATGATTACCGGTGTAATTATTGCGCGATAAAAAAGACTTGTTGGGGCGGTGGTAAAGACGATCCGGCTTTGCCTGTAAAAGATATTCGTTGTGAAATCTGTTGCCATGCAACGCCGGAGATTGATGACGGCGAGACCTGGGCCAGATGGAGTTGCCGGTTGATGCAAAAAGACTTGTCTCTCAAAGACAGGAAGTTAGCGTGTTCTAATCATTTGGTGTTACCGGTCTTGATTCGCTTTGCTGAACCAATAGACAGTTCTTCAAACAGTATTAAATATCAGAACATAGAAGATAAGGCCGAATGGTCACAAGGCGGTGCAGATGGCGAGTTTTCTACATTGGAGCTAACGAAGTCTCCGGAATGTGTTATCGGTCATTCGAGTCAGACTGCTAAATCGTTGTTTGGTGGTACAGTAAAAGAGGTACGGGCCAGTCTGTTCGAGTTATACAGCGTGAAGGATAACAGGTTGATAGGGCCGGTAACTCCTGAAATGAAGAAGTGGATTGATGCGCAGAATGTTACTGACACACAAACCTTAGACGGATGCACGGCTAAAGAGCTGAATGGTGAATGGTGCGTATTCACTGATGAATCTGGTAATGAAACGTTAGTTGAAGGTTTATACTGACAATGTTTTTCGTTCCTGAATCAATGAAAGGCGGGGTGATTAAACCCCGTCCATATCAAATTGAGGCTTTTGAGTCGCTAGATCAATATCTGGCGACGAAAGCGCAAAACCCTTGTGTTGTTATTCCTACAGGCGGAGGCAAGTCTATAATGATTGCCTGGGCTATTATGGAGTGGGTTCGCGACTATCCAGCCTTCAGGGTTTGCATAGTAGCGCATAGAAAAGAGCTGATAGAACAGAATAGCGCAGAGCTAATCTCTCTCTGGCCGGCGGGAGATATTGGCCTCTATGCAGCCGCGCTTAGAAAGAGGAATACGGAAGCTGCTATTACATTTGCTACGATTGATACCATTTACAATAAGTGGGGTCATTTCGCTCCGTTCGATATGATTATCGTTGATGAAGCGCATAGAATACCGCCGAAGGGCGAAGGCAAATACCGGACGTTTATAAAAGGTTGCAAAAGTATCAATCCTAATCTGCGGATAGTAGGCTTCACTGCAACGCCGTTCCGGATGGGGTGCGGCCCGATTTGCCATAGAGATCATATACTAAATGAAATCTGCTATTCTGCGAATGTTGGAGACTTGATTGCTAACGGGTTTTTATCAAAGTTGAGAAGCAAGATAGGCGATGTGCAGGCAGATTTATCAAACGTGGAGCGGACAAAAGGCGGAGACTATAAAGAAGGTTCTTTGGCTAGGGCTGTTGATACGCCGGTTATTGTGCAAGGGGCTGTTAGATCGGCAATGCAGATTATCAAAGCAGAGAATCGGAAAAGCTCTATATTCTTCTGCGTGGATGAAAACCATTGCAAAGATGTCAATTTCGAGTTGCGCAAGTATGGTGTCGAGGCTCCTATTGTAACGGCAAAGACTCCGCTTGCACAACGTGAACGCTTCGCAAAAGCGTTTGTTGATGGTGCTATTTCAGCTTTAATCAATATCAACGTCTATACTGAAGGTTTTAACGCGAAACGCACAGATCATGTGGTGTTGCTGCGGCCAACATTGTCCGCGGCGCTATATCATCAGATGGTTGGCCGTGGTTTGCGTTTGTTTCCGGGCAAAGAGGATTGCATTGTTTCAGATTTCGCTCATTGCATAGATGAACATGGGCCTATTGATTGTCCAGATATCGGGTCTGTTAAAGTGGAAGTATGCGCTAAATGTGGCGATGCTTTCTCTCGCGCTGTGCGGATTTGTCCTCATTGTGGGTGGGAGATACCAAAGGAATTGATAGAGAAAAGAGAAGCTGAGGAAAAAGAAAAGAAGATGCACGATATAAAAGCATCGAATAGAAACATCCTCTCTTCTGTTCCGGAAGACTTAACTGTTGACGATGTTGATTTGTTCAGGCATAGAAAGGTCGGTCAACCGGATTCAATCAGAATTCAGTATAGATGTGGGGTCTTGACAGTCAATGAATGGATAGGATTTGAACATGAAGGATTCTTTGCAATGAAGAGTCGGCGGTGGTGGGCCAATAGGTTCGGGACGGAAGCTGCGAAAAAGATTACTAATGAAGAAGTCTTTGGCGATATGTTTCTGGCGCAAGAAATCAAGAATCTCACGGAATCTATAACTGTTAAACAAAACGGAAAATATAAAGAAATAATTGGTTACAAGTTACGAACAAGGGGTGTGCAATGATGTTGGAAGCTGCTATGGAATATGCCGAAAAGGGATGGAGAGTTTTTCCTTTAGTACCAAAAGGTAAAGTGCCAATGATACAGGAATGGCAGTACAAAGCCACAACAAACAAGCAAACAATATCGGCTTGGTGGACAGAAACGCCAGATGCAAACATAGGGTTGGCAACGGGGCCGGAATCAGATGTTTATGTGATTGATCTTGATGGTCCAGATGGAGAGGCTAGTTGGACTGAGATACTAACTCAAATTCCTGATATCGCAGAAGAAACATTAGAAAGTAGTACGGGCAAAGGTCGGCATTTGTTTTTCCGATACCCAGACAGGAAACTAGGAAACAGAACGAACATGAGAAAAGGTGTAGATGTTCGCGCTGAAGGCGGGTACGTTGTGCTTCCTCCGTCAATCCATCCTTCAGGCCGTCAATACGATTGGCCGTTTGGGACTGCCACAAACATTGCTATAGCACCAAGAAAACTGAATGATATGGTTGCGAGAGAAACAGTCGCGCAGGAAAAACCAGAAGCAAAGAAGTTAGAACCAAATAGTTTTGAACCAGTATTTCATAATCGGGCAAGCGACGCCATACTGGATAGGGCGGTGAAATATCTAGCGGAGTGTGAACCGGCAGTACAGGGACAAGGGGGTCACAACGCTTTATTGTGGGCTGCTAGGGCTATGGTTGTAGGGTTTGACTTGTCTGATGCTGTGGCTGAACGCTTATTGTGGGACTGTTTTAACCCCAGGTGCAATCCTCCGTGGACAGAAAATCAACGGAGAGATTTCTCAAGGAAGGTGTTTGAGGCTCGCAATTCTGCAAGCCAGAAGCCTGTCGGGTGGTTGTTGGATGAATACGGGTTGCGGTCGGGCGATGATGCTTTGTTGGCGCGTGGTGCTGCTTTTGCT